AGCGTACTTCGTTTCGGTAAGTCTTCCAGTCATCGCTGACAGCAGTACCTCCATCGGCCTCACGGATTACTCGCCAGTCTGACGAGGATAAGAGTGAGCCAACGTGTGCGTTAATATTCCCAATCACCTGAGTCTTGAGAGATGCCACATCTCTCTCTGTACTGGCGTAGGAGATGACATACTCGCCATCAGTAAGGGTGTAGGACTCTGCTCCAGTATTCCAATAGCGGCTGTCAGGAGCGTCTACACGCGCAGGATAGATGCCTATGTCGGCTAGTTCCTGTGATGACCAAGCCCTGAAGATGTTGGATGGGTGTTGGATGCCGTTTACCGTTAAGGCGCGAGGCGTTCTGATTACTGAAGATTGTGTTTCGCTATACCACATAATTACCTCGCGTTAGATGTTTTGAATGGTGATTCGGCAAAGGCCAATACTATATAGTCTGATCCTGAATAGTTGACGTAGTTGTGCGTTGATCTAATCTTGATTCCGGTAGAGACAAAATCTATTGACAATGATGTCGCATCGTTTTCGGCATCGGAAAGATCGGGAAACAAACTGTTGTCCATCAAGTTGAAGACATTTCGTTTATTGTCAAATATTGTCCAAGACTGCGCACTACCCGTTGCCTTAAACATGGCCCATGCGGGTTTAAAACCGCAGTAAAACATAGGGCCGTCTGCGGCTGAATTTCCTGTGTAACTACCGATCTTGCTGTAGCCTTCTACTGAATGGAAACAGTAGGCTATGTAGTTGCTGGTGTTTGTGTTTACGTTTGCGGCATCTGTTACAGTAAAAACTGAACTGCCGGGTTGTGATGAAAACTGACTAGTTCCAGCAATAACGGCTGAGGTAAGATTAAGTATTAAAAAATCACCATTTGTTCCAGTAACATTTCCAACAGATACAACCCAATTTTCTGCGGCTGTTGTTCTGTTTTTCACCATCACCATTTCTGGGGCAACAGAAAGACCGTGGCCAATAGTTGACGGAGATGTACCGTTACCCGTGTAAGAGACTATAGAAAATCCAGCAGTAGTATTCGCACTTACTGAACTGGGGATAGAGCCGTCACCGTTAGAGGATGCTGTGCCTCCGGCTTTCCATGACCAGCCAACGTATGTCCCTGCTGAAGCGTTGTAATAATTGTTATCGTCTACGGTGTAGCCATTTGAAACAAAAGCAAATGCGTTAGCATCTGTTGCTTCCGCGCTTGCATCATTGCTGTACAAGACGGGCATAGGGTCAGCCGCTCTAACCGAGTCTGAAAGAGAATGATAGTTGGTACCATTCCTTCTTTTAATCCATGACAACCCGACATCGAAACCTGTTGTTATTGTTCTGTTATCACTTCCGTTACCGCTCCAGATGTTTGTCGTAAAATAATCTTCCGGTAAAGCAATAGCAGGGTCATCAAGGTTGCTAGTGTTTAACGCTTTGTATCCTGTAGGTGGCGTGTAATAGAAGTCCTCGCCTGCTCCGCCATTTCCTTGTGCTGTTTTTGCTCCGGCAAAACTGGAGTCTTGACCGAAGTTGGCTATTGAGTCAAACTGGTAACTGCCATTTCCCTCGCATACGAGTGGAGCAACTTCATAAGTAATTCCTGAAGCCATTTCACCTTGAGTTGCATTATTTTTGTAAAAAGTAATAGTTCCGGCATCCATGTCCAAAGCAACACCAACAATATCTCCAGCGGCGTAAGTTGCTCCATATGCTCCAGTGCTACCGGGAATAGTTTTCTGACCGTCGGCATCGTATGTCCAAGCAACTCCCATATCTATTGGCCCAGTTCCAGAACTAGTACCGTATGTATTGGTTCTACAAATGCCTGTCCTACAATTGGCCGCCGCTCCTATGGTAATCATATAAATTTCCCAGTACCATTTTCCAGAACTGAGGCCATAGGTTCCTCTGTAGGCAATATGGTTGACGCTATCGACGATCTTTAAATTGCCTTCCGATACAACACCCGCAAGATTTGCGGCAAATATGTCTATAGGATTCCAAGTGCAGTAGTTCCGAGTGGGACTGTCCAAGACCTGATCTGTAGCAACCAGATTAGTAGCAGTAAAGTCGTTTGTGTTACCGCTAGAGTCATCTCCTAGTGCTGCTGAATCTTGGAACTTTAGGTAGAACCCATTCGATCCGTAACTTCCAGAGTACTCAATTGCTTGCCATTGGTTAGTGTCTGAATTGGTTTCACCAAAGGATGCGGGTGTAAGGGCTTGGCCGTCTATGAAGTTTACTTCTGCTAGGTAGCCGTCCATCTCCTTTGTGTTATTGTAATTTCCAACCCTATGCTCAACTGTAGTATTTATATTACCCGCGAAACTTGAAGACGGGTTCGTCCTTAACTGCATGGATGTTACTTGCTCTCCGTTGACATATAAGCGCATCCTGTCATCAGCAGTGCCATTAGAGGTATCCCACACCGCAACTACGTGATACCACGCCCCCGGATCACGATATACTGCATTTGTCCTGATTAGGTAGTTAAATTCAGATGGGGATGAAACGTAGTTTTGAAACAGCAGATCATCGGTGGCGGTAAATTCGATGAGTTGCTTTCCACCTGACACTGGAACAGAAAACATGGCTTGCGCCACGCCATTCTTAGCCCTTTTTACCCAACAACTAAATGTCCAAGTGGTTAAATTACCTGCACCACCGGGAGTTCTGCTCAAATATTCATCAGCACCATCATCAAACCGCAACGACTGATCTATGTCGTAGCCAGTAGACTGACCAGATGCGCCACCAAGTATGTTGTTACCAGTAAGACTCATGAATAGGCCAGAGTTGCCACCGCTTGTATGTTGGTTGCGTCAAGAATGACGTAATCAATACGGTCTACTCCTGCCGCCGTAGTGGTCAGGGTTGGTGCTGTTCCTCCAATGAAGTCCCATGAGGTTCCCCAACTGGCCGTCCTTGAGCCAGTACCATCTTGCGTAATGAAGATAGAGCCTGTCTGCCCAGCCGTAGGATTGGATGGATTGTTAAACGTAGCGTTGTGGGCCAGTGTCACCTTGAAGTTGTTGTTGTTATTCAAGTCAATCGTGATGGATGCCGCTGACGTTAGCGTGGTTAGGTTGCTTGCCGCCGCTCCAATAGTGATTGTGCTACTGGCTGTGCGAGGCTCTACTGCGTCTACTTTTACTGTACTCATTTAGGGTAAGCCTCCTTTACTGCTTCAATGTGGTCGAGCCATGTTCTGCTTCCGTTGACCGAATCGTGGTATTGCATATCAAGTTGGTCACCGATAGAAGCGTAGGCTTCTGCTCTTGCTCGGGCGTAGGCTTTGGAGTCGTGGTCTGCTTGGAGTCGTGCAGTTTCTGTGTCAATCAGGGATTGATCTAGAACAACAGGATTGTCGTTAACATCAAACGCTCCAGTGGAGTCATCAATAGAAACGACATTAGGATGAGTGTTGTATATTGCTTGATGGTTCATCCTGCTATCTCCATTACGATAATGCTTGATGCGGTTCTTCCATCGAAATCATTATCGCTGTCAATTCTCGTTTGATTGATGTAAAAAGTTCCCGAATAAGTTGAGCCAAGAGTGCCTTTAAGGTTGTAAGCAACAGCACTGGTCGTTGAAGGTGAGTCCAGATACAAGCCAGTAAGCGCAGTGACCGAATAGTCGTATGGTGTTCCGGCATCGCGATGAAGTTGTGTACTGCCAAATCTGTTGCCAGCGGCAACGCCTTGGAAAATACTTGTGGTATCGCGGTAAAGCCTCAAATGTCCCGTGCCAACCGATGGAGTGATGTTAGCGGCATAACAAACAAGCACTTTGCTTGAGGTGCTGGAAGGTGTAATCGACACTGACATACCCGGAAAGAGGACAAAGGTGTCGGTAGAACTTGACGAAAAACTGCCAGTGTCCGTTTTCTCGGTCTGAACAACTTGCAACACCTTTCCGAATCCTGTTGCTGATCCTGAATTCGTCAGCGTCGCGCCACTTGGAATCGTAATGGTGTCGCCGCTGTCTCCAATCTGGAGTGCAGTCCCTGTGGCTGGGCTGATCTTGTTTGTTTTTAATTCGCTACTCATGTTATCGCCTCAATCTCTGCGTCAGTAAGCCCTAACGCTTTTAGTTTTGCGTTAGCAGAGGCTTTATCTGTGGCTTTCTGGGCTTCTTCTGCGGTTGGTTCGTATGGAGGCGCGGGTGGCCTAGCAACGAATGAACCGTTGTACTCGCCGCCAACGTAAGCAACGTCAGTTGCTTGTACTAACTCTCCTTCTACCGCGTACTCAGATGAACCGTCCCACTCAACTATGTTTGTTACGAGGGAGTTTTTTACAATTGCGTATTTCATTTATTTGTACTCCCATACTATAATTATTCCCGCACCACCAGCACCTGAATTGACGTTGAAACCTCCAGCGCCACCACCGCCATAGCCAACCGCATCTGGGTAATGAGTTTCTGCCGCCCATCCCGGCCCAGAACCAAAACCAAACATAGAACCATGAGAATAATTACCTCCGACGCTACCACCGCCTCCAGTTGCACCAATAATGTTTATATCCCCGCCTGTAGCCGCACCACCTGTAACGTCTGTGCTGACTGTAGTAGAACCAGATTTTCCACCGACGCAACTAATAGTATTTGTGCCGTCAGCCCAACTACTTGTGCCTCCCGCGGCTCCCGCCCCAGACGATGATGCGGCGCCTCCAGAGCCAACAGTAATTGTTGATGTAGAAATCGAGGAAACATTCAATAATTTTTTAGCGTATCCGCCGCCAGAACCCGCCTGAGACTGTGTGGAACTACCTGATTCGGAACCACTGCCACCGCCACCTTGTACTTCCATGATGACTTTTGTTATTCCGGTAGGGCGAGTCCATGTACCACTGGAGGTAAAAACTTGGACTGAGGCTAGACCCGAATCAAAACCAGATGATGTAGCAGAAGCGTGTAAGGTGACTGCTGTTCCTGATCCACCCAGAGTCAGCGTTGATCCGCTTTCTTTGTCAAGTGCATTAACTTCTATTGTACTCATACTATTACCCAAGTTGATCCGCTAGGAATAGTGACCGTGGCTCCAGAATCGACTGTTATCGGCCCTGCGCTCATGGCGTTTTCACTAGACGTTATTGAATAAGAGGTTGTGACATTCTTTTCGTTTTCATAAAAGATTTCGTCACCACCCGCTCCTGCGGCTCCTCCACCGATAC